GTCAATCCCCAATAACAAGTATTAATAAAACTAATCCAGAGATAGGATTTATATATAATTTACTTAGAGATTCTAATGTTGATGTACAGTCTGAAGGCTGGCACTTCAATACAGAAAGACATGTTAAATATACACCTCAAGATGTAGGTGGTATAAAGAAGATAGCTATTGGTAATGATATTCTAAAGATGGATGTTACTGATGGTTGGTCTAAAAGAAACTATGATGTAGTAAGAAGAAGTGGTTACTTATATGATAAGTATGATCACACAGATGATTGGGATGAATTAACAGACGGTATTGATTTAGATATAGTTAAGCTACTTAGCTATGAAGATCTACCTGAAGTATTTAAAAGATATATAATATATAAATCAGCAGTCAGAGCTGCTACACAGTTAGTAGGTAATCCTCAACTAGCTCAACTCTTAGCACAGCAAGAAGCATTAGCTAGAGCTGCAGTTATGGAGTATGAATGTAATCAAGGGAACCATACTATGTTCGGTCTACCTGAAGATAGTACATACAATGCATATCAACCTTGGAGGTCGTTAGGAAGATAATGGCTTCAGTAACTCAAACAATAGATAACTACTTTGCTGGTATATCACAACAGCCAGATCTAAAGAAGTTTCCAGGTCAAGTAAAAGATATAGTGAATGCTGTACCTGATGCTATTGAAGGATTATATAAAAGACCTGGATCTAAACGTATAGGAGCCACACCATTAGCCAACGTACAATCTAATGGTTCTTGGTTCCATTACTTTAGAGATGAGACAGAAGGTTCTTATATAGGACAGATAGCTAGTGATGGTAAGGTTAGAATGTGGAGTTGTAACGATGGTACTGAAAAGGATGTATGGTATCATACAGATAACAGTGCTTACAGTGGAGGTAACTCTGATCACACATCTATCACATCTTACTTAACACCTAGCAGTGCTACAGCTACAGAAGACTTACAAGCATTAACTATTAATGATACTACCTTCTTAAACAATAGAACTAAAACTGTAGGTACCACAGGTACTACAACTGCTAGAGAGCATTCACACTTTGCTTATTTAGAATTATTAAGAACAGAGAATGGTAGACAATATGGTTTAAACTTGTATGCTAATGAAACTGCTACTAACCTAACCAGAGCTACTAGATTAAAAATAGCTTCTGATACTTTAGCTGAAGGTCAAAATACAGGTACTTGTCCTGGTATAGGTACTCAAGTATTTAGTGTAACTAGTGGATCTAAAAAGAATCTTATATTCCGTATTACAACTTTAGGTCAGCAAGGTCAGTTAATAAATAAAGATGATGCTGATAATCCTCAACAACCGTCTAATATCTATAGTTGTTCCTATAATAGAAATGTAACCCTATTACATGGTGGAGAAGGTTGGGCAGATGGCGATACAACAACAGTAACATTAACTCATTCTAAAGGTGGAGGAGCTTCTGGTGATAGTACTACTAAAGCTACATATACAATTGAAGTTGAAGATGATGAAACTGTAGGAGTTAAAGGTACTATCAATGGAGGTGTAAATGGAATTATTCGTCCAGCTCCTACACCCTTTGATGCAGATACTGCTGTAACTGTTGATACAATATTAGGAGGAATTACTACAGAATTATCAGGCACAGGTGTAAGTTATAAAATAATAGGTAATGGTATCTATCTGCATTCTTCTTCAGCTTTTAGTGTTGAAGTAGTTGATCAGGATCTTATGAGAGTAATGCAAGAGCAGGTTAATAGTATTGAAGACTTACCTGTACAATGTAGAGATGGTTATATAGTTAAAGTAGCTAACTCTAGAGATTCAAATGATGATGATTTCTATCTTAAGTTTGAAGGTAATGATGGTCTTGATGGTCCAGGTGCATGGGTAGAATGTCCAGCTCCAGGTATAGTAAAGAGCTTAGATGCAACCAGTATGCCTCATGTATTACAACGTCAAGCAGATGGTGCTTTCTTAGTTAAGAAATACACATGGGCAGATCGAAATGTAGGTGATGATAATACTAATGCATTACCTTCTTTTGCTGATGGTTATTCAAAGATAAATAGAGTACTATTCTTCCGTAATAGATTAGCTTTACTCTCAGGTGAGAATGTTATATTATCTAGACCTGGAGAATTAAGTACACCAGCTTTCTTTGCTAAGACAGCCTTAGCAGTTAGTGCTGTAGATCCTATAGATATATCTTGTAGCTCTTCATTTCCTTCTGATTTATATGATGGTATAGAAGTAGCTGCTGGTTTAGCAGTATTTAGTACTAACCAACAGTTCTTACTATCTTCTGATGCAGAGATATTAAATCCAGATACAGCTAAACTGAGAAGTATATCTACATATAATTACAATAAAGATTTACCTCCTATCTCTTTAGGTACTTCTGTAGGATATATAGATAACTCAGGTAAGTATAGTCGTTTCAATGAAATGGTTAGTGTACAAAGAGAACAAGAACCTATGGTTGGAGAAACCAGTAAAATTGTACCTACATTATTAGAAAAAGATATAGATCTACTTACAAATTCTAGAGAAAATTCTTTAGTACTATTTGGTAAAACTAATTCAGATATTATATATGGATTCAAATATTTTGCTTATGGTGAAGAAAGGAAACAACAAGCTTGGTTTAAATGGAAACTAAATAATCCAATTAAGTATCACTTTATCGTAGATGATGAGTACTATCTTTTAGATACAGATAATTTCTTACAGAAAATAAATCTAATGCAACAGGATACAGATCCTAGTATTGATGAAACTGTAGGATCTGATACATCTAACTATCTAATACATCTGGATAACTGGACTACTGTAGGTAATGGGTCTTATAGTGCTACTACTAAACTAACTACATTTGCTAACCAGTCTGACTGGATAGATCAAGTGACCTCACCTAATGGTGCATTAGTATTAGTTGATATAGATACCGGTGCTACTAGAGTAGGACGTTACGCTCAATGTACTGTAACTAACACAGATGACTTTACAGTACCTGGAGATTGGTCTACTGGTACATTCTATATAGGTTATCTATATGAGTATTCA